CGCGTTGTGACAGTTGGCGATTAAGTATGGCCGCAGTCCGCGACTTCGATCCCGTGCAGCTGGCGCTCGATCAGGGCGCCATTCTGGAGCAAGCCGGCATTACGTTCTCCTACCTCGGCAGCACGATTACCGGCGTCTGGTCTTCCAGCCGGAACCTTTTTGACGAGTTCGAGGACCAGCGCCGGGACGACGTGAAGTTCACGGTATTCTTCACGACCTCCTCGGTCACGGGCACGCCGGCGCAGAGTCAGACGCTGGTGCGAGCAGGCACGACCTACTTTGTGGAGCAGGTGCGGTTCGACGCAGAGGGCGCGGGCTGCGAGATCGATATCGTGAAGGTGATATGATCGATATCACGCTCAATTCTGGGAAGCTCGACTTGGCGCTTGAGCGGCTGGCGCAGTCGGCGCGCGTCGATCTAGGCAAGGTCATCAAGCAGGAGGGCGGCAACGTGGCGCGGTCGATAATGATGATTCTGCCGCCGACCGGACAGCACGAGCACCGTAAGAGCAAAAAGCCGGTCAAGTCCGGCCTCACTACTGCTGCAAAGGAGCAGGGCGAATACGCGATCAAATCGGATCTCTTCGGCGGAAGGACGCGGAAAATTAAAAAGCAGATTACGACGCTCGGCATCTTCCAGCGGATCGGAAGCTCAAAGGTAACGCCGCCCAAGAGAGCGCGGACTGAAACCGTCAACGTCCGTCTGGGATGGGAGACGTCCAAGACGATTCGCATTTACTGGAAGTTCTGGAATCAGAACGCATCAGTCTCGACGATGCGTAACTTCCATTTGAAGTACCGCGACCGCTACGGACGCATCGGCTACGTTGACCGGAATCCGATTGGCCGCTGGCAGGTGCAAAGTCAGATGTGGATCAGCGATGCATCCGCCGACCGTTATCTTAACTCCGTTCAGTCAAAGGTCGGCTGGGCCAAGGCTGGATTTGCCGCAGCCGCTCTCGCGACCGGACAGCGCGTGCCAGCTTGGGTCCGTCGTCACGCGGCGCGGGCCGGCGTCGAGTCGCACAACTTCACCAGCGATAAACCGTTCCTGACCGGCACGGCGACCAACATCAAGGTGCCGAACCCTGATCGCTACGTGAATGATGCGCTGGAGTTCCGCGCGAAGATCACCTTGAAGAAAGTCGACGCCATCCTCGCCAACCGCGCCGTAAACCTTGGATTCGCTCGCATCAGCGGGGCCGGCGTCGTGCAGGAGAATATGCCACGATGAGCACCCGCACCGACATCCGCAACGCCATCGGGCTAAAGCTGACGCAGGCCGGCGTCGTGCCCACGGCGAATCTCCTCAAGGGCCGGAACAACACGCTTGCCTCGACGAGCTTCCCGTCAGCCGCCGTCTACGCGGTCAACGAGCAAGTCGAGGTCCGCACGCTGGCGCCGTCAAATCGGACCCAGTACCGGACGCTGCAAGTGATGGTCGAGTATTTCACCGCGGAGGCGGCCGGCTCGACGACCATCATCGACGACCTCTTCGACACGGGCTCGGCTGCGGTCGAGGCCGCGGTGCTGGCTGACGTGACCCTGGGCGGCGTCTGTGATGATCTCCTTCTGACAAGCGTGGATTATGTGATCGAACCTGACGAGGAACGTCGTTGGGGCGTCGCTCGTCACAGCTTCTCCTGCATCTATTTAACCACCGACTAAAATGGCGAACCACTTAGGCCGCGAAGGCACCGTCAAAATCTCGTCGACCACCATCGGCGAGCTCCGCAACTACTCCTTGGCTCACTCCTCCGACGTCGTCGAGGACTCGGTCATCGGCGACACCTACCGCACGCGGAAGGCCACGCTGAAGACCTGGAGCGTCAACGGCGACCTCTACTGGGACGAGACCGATGCCGGCCAGATCGCGCTGACCATCGGCTCGACCGTGACCGTGAACCTCTATCCCGAGGGCATCGCGTCGACGTCCACCTACTACACCGGAAGCGGCATCGTGACGAAGTTCGACATCAGCGCCGCGTTTGACGGGATGGTCGAGGGCTCGATCAGCATCGAGGGCAACGGCGCGCTGTCCACTTTGACGGTCTGAGGTGAAGGATGGAAGCAATCGACCTAGTTCGCGAACACTTCGCCTCCCTCGGCACCAAGAAGATTGAGGTGCCCGAGTGGAAGCTGACGATCCACGCCACTCCCGTCACGCTGGCCGAGAAGGCGCGCCTCTACAAGAAGAGCCGCGAGAGTGATATGGAGCTTCTCGTCGACATCCTGTTGATGAAGGCGACGAGCGAGGACGGGAAGAAGCTCTTCACCATCGAGGACAAGGCGGTGCTGCTCAATCGTGCGGACTCCAACGTCCTCGCGCGAGTGGCGAACTCCATCCTGGCCGACGATGCGCCGAAGGCTGAAGAGCTAAAAAACTAGCCGGCGGCGAGGCTGGTGCCGACCTCCTCGCCGTCTACGCGCTCGCGGATCGTCTCGGCAAGTTCGCTTACGAAGTCCTCCAGATGCCAGCTCACGAGATGAACGGCTGGATCGCCTACCTAAACCACCAGCAGCGAACCCAACACCGCAATGGCTAGCGCAACATTCACGCTCAGGGCCGTCGACGCGACGCGGGCTGCGTTCGCCTCGGTGCAAAATTCGCTGCAACGGGTCGAGAACAGCACCCGCGGTCTCGCGCGCATTACCAAGCTAGCCTTCGGCGGCGAGGCTGTTCTCGGCACGCTGAATATGATGAAGCAGCGACTGGATAAAGTCGCTATGGCTGGCGAGGATATGGGCTTTAGCGATGAGCAGATCGCGAGCGCCATCAGGATGGAGCAGGCCGTCGAGGGCGTGCTCAATTTTCTAACCAAAATTCCGATTATGCTGACGCAAGTCGGCATCAACATCGGCAACGTGCTCAACCCCGACTCGATGAAGTCGGCGACGGAGGTCATCCGTAACTTCAAGGCTGACCGAGCCAAAAAGGAAATCGCTTCGATCACCGAGGAAACGATCAAGCTCCAGGTTGAGATGGATCGCCTCAATATGACCGAGCGCGAGCTTGCGGATGCGCTGATGGGCGACGCAGCCAAGGCGTTCAAGGCCGCGGTCGATGCCTTCGAGCGCGATCCTGAAAAGGGCTTCCGACTTCAGAAGGACGCGCTCGCAATTCTGGCGCAGCGCGAGCAGCTGCTAAAGCAGATCAGCAAAGCAGAGCTGGACGCGAACAAGGATCTAAATGCCGCACGCGACAGCCGTCGGCAGGCGGAGCTAGAACTGGAGGGAGTCGGAAAGACGGCGCTTACGACTCAGCAGGAGCTTAATCTACTCTACCGAGATGAGGCTTCCCTAGTTGAGTTCATCAACAATCTGAAGGGAAATTCGGTCGAGGTTCTGAAGCTCGAGACCGATGCAGAGAATAAGCTCAAGGACGTGATCGAGAAGATCGTCGCACTAGAGAAGGAGCGCCGCTCTTTTGGAATGGAGTTCGGAGCAACCATTTCCCAGTCATTTGAGGACGCCATTCTCTCCGGCACCAAGCTGCGCGAGGTTCTGCGCGCACTCGGCCAGGATCTGCTGCGGCTGATCTTCCGCGAGCAAGTGACGAAGCCGATGGCGAGCGGCCTAGGGAACTTCTTCGCGGATCTCTTCACCGGCCGCGCATCTGGCGGACCCGTCACCGGAGGCACGCCGTACCTCGTCGGCGAAAAGGGGCCGGAGCTCTTTATGCCGGCCTCGTCCGGCAGCATTGTGCCGAACAATCGCCTTGGCTCGAGCGGAGGCGGATCAACTGGCGTGACGATCAATTACCACATCGCCGCTGGCGTCACTCGCGCCGAGCTCGTGCCGATCCTCGAGACGGAGCGGAAGCGCTTGAAGGCCGAGATCCCCGATATGGTGCGCCGCGGTGGCGCCTACCGCGCAGCGTTCGCCTAAGCTATGGCAATTTCCTATCCACTCACGCCGCCGTCTCCGTTCCGCATCTCGAAGCTGACGCTGTCTGGAATGAGCGCGACCTCGCGCAACGTCTCGCCGTTCACGTTCCAGACGCAGCAATACAACTGGCCAGGGCAGGCGTGGATGGGCTCTGTCGAGTGCCCGCCTATGACGCGCGCCGCGGCCGAGGAGGTGATCGGCTTCCTGCTGGCAGCGCAGCGCGGCACATTTTACTTCCAGGACTACGCCAACACCTCAGCGCGGGGCAACGTGACCGGCACGCTGACCGTCAGCAGCGCGACCGCCAACACCTCGACTCTCGGCATCTCCGGCGCGACCGGCACCTTCGCGGTGGGAGACTGGCTCCAGATCTCGACGTCGCTCTACAAAGTCGTCCAGGTCAATTCCTCGAGCAGCGTCGATCTATTCCCGGTCCTGCGCT